TGGACCAGGTATCTTTTGTACTTTTTTCTGGTATCTGGGGGAAGGTTCTCTAAATCTTCTTCTAATAATTTTTTTATATCAATATCTTGCATAAGTACTCTTATGGGTGTCAAAACGATTTTTACCCCGAATAACTGTTTAAATCAAGGAATAAAGGCAAAAGCAGTGGGACCCCTTTAATAATAAAAGGTTTTAGCAACTAGCAAATTTACTTTTTTCGGATTGGGTTTGGTACCTCTATGGATTGGGGCGCGCGATAGCGCGCCACAACCTGTGATTGATTGTTAGTCTAGTAATACCATGTAAGCTTTCGCATTGTGTTTCATAAACCATGAAAGTTTATCTCTCATCTTTTGCCAGTGCTTGCTTGCACCTGTGCCTAGCTTGTAATCTTCTAGTGTCGCTTCTACTTCATGAATAAATATTTCATCATGAATCTTTGCTTCTTCTTTAGTTAGCATAACAGATTCACCATTAAATCTGTTTACTCTTTTTTCTGTTCTTTCTTGTGCCATTTGTTTTCCTCGCTTTGTTATGGGATATTATAACATAATATCCCATAAATGTCAATAGTTAATTTAAAGTTTTTTTCTTATGCATATTAAAATATTCTTTATATTCTTCGGACTTCTCTACTATGTCCATTAAAAATGGTAGCATTAACATTGCCATAACAAAACACATTTTATGGTTTCCTAAATGTTCTGCTAAAAACATTGTTCTATTGTGTGCTTCTTCTTTATCTGGGGCATTGTGAATAAATAATGCGCCTTTAATTATTTCTGGGTCTAAATGTTCTGGGTATTCTACGTTATCTGTCATATTAAAATCCAATCCAACTTTCTTCTTTTGCTATTTCTTTATTTACTTCAGTTTTATTTACTAATCTTATTTGGTGAAAGTAGCACCAATAATCTCCAAATATAACTGCACCTAAATAATTTAATTCCAAATCATACTCACTTGCCAAACAACCTAATTCTCCTGCAGGGTCTGATTTAGTTGTGCCAATTCCAATTGAAGAAATTGCGCCAGTTCTTCCTCTTTCGTCTGTGATTGTGTCGCCTATTTTTATAATCATATTTTTTCTTTCTTTGTTTATTTAATCCCATTATATCTTATAATGGGATTAAAGTCAAGCTTTATTTTAAACTTATTGTTTTATATTTTTGCCCCTCTCGATAACCCATATCGTAAGTATGTGTTGTCACTTTGATTGGTGTTTCTTTTGGTTTAGGTGTTGGATTTAAGTTTGCAACCTCATCTTTAAATTGATTTAAGAATTGATGCAAACAATTTTGATTACAAAAATAAGCATAAATACTATTTCTTATCCATTCATTATTTAATCCAATCTTTTTAGTTCTTAAAACTTTATTGTCGCCAGTTCCTCGTACTCTTGATTGAGTTTCAATAGTATGGCAATTAGGATTATGACACCAATTATAATTGCTCATTCTGTTTTACCATAGTGTTCAGCATAAGCTCTTTTTTCTAGTCTTTCAATTCGTGTATTTAATTGTTCCAAAAAATACACAAAGCCGTCTTGCCTACTGTCGTGATCGTCTAACTCTTTATTGATTGCAATAATTTGTTTTACACAATCTTTTAAATCTACTTTTTTATAATCGCTCATTTTTTTTACTCCTCTCAAATGATTTTCTTAATTGTTCTAGTTTAAAAAGTTTTATTTCTGCTTGTCTTTGAAAATGTGTTGCAACAAGAAATAAAATAAAACCACCAATTATAAGTGCTATACCTATGTATAGCACTATATTATAATTAATTTCCATTAGGCAATCTCTATTGCTTTAATAGTCCATTGACCAACAGCTTGTCGCCAATCGCCAAATCCACCAGATTTATTTTCTGCGTCAAAATCCCAGTAGATAAATCTGTCGTTGCCATTTTTATCAGTTAAGATTTTACCAAGTACACCACTTCCATTTTTTTCTGCACTTGCCATTCTTGTTATTATTTTTTTATGCTTTTTTGCAAAGTAAGTTATGTAAAACTTCTTTGGCATATTGTTTATGTCTTTCATGTTTCCTCTTTCTGTTTTTATTTATACTGGGATTATATACTATAATCCCAGTAATGTCAATAGTTAATTTAAACTATTTTCAGCTTGATTTTGCTCATACAATAACCTCGCTTTTATTTTTTCCTCCCTCGTTTGCTCTTTCTTGTTTTTCATACCTTTAATCCTATCTGCTAAATTTTTAGGATTATAGATAGTTAAACCAGTAGAGTTAGTTCTGACTATTTCTGCGTCAGTAATATTTAATCCAAGTTCAGTAGATAATTCTATTGCCTCGTCTAAATATTTATAACCCTTTAAACCAATTTTAATTTCTTTCATCTGTTTTAATATAGATGAAATCCATTTATGGTGTGCCATTACAAAGTTAGCTTTTTGTACTTTCCAATTTATTAAAAAGTTATATTCTTGTTCAGTACAAGCAATAGACCTATCTCTACAATAGTTCCTACCAATTAAATCTAATTGATATTTGTCATTCCACTCTTTGCCATAACCACTATCATCATTTCCAAGATATTTATTATTGTTGTCAGTATATTTTGTTTTGTGTGGGTTGTTGTCTTTGCCCTCTTGTTCAATCAAAATATCTGGGTTGCAATCATCTTGTGCTTTTAGTTCATCACGAAATAAAGCATAACCATAACCACTATCATCACGACTATAACTATTGTTGTTGTCAACATCAATACTGCCATTTAATCTAAAATCAAAATGGCTTTCTATTGTTGCCTCTTTAACAACTGGATTATTGTCATAATCTCTTTCTTCTTTTGTTCCAAGATAATGAAAATGGAAACAACTATCTTTTGCAATAGTGTCCACATTTTCAAACTTGTTTTGTAGATGATATGCCATTCTGACATCTTCTGGTGTATAATGTTTTCTTATTATACTTTCAGCTAGTTTCCAAGCATTGTCATTTATGTCAATCTGTTGTGCTTTTAGATTGTCATAATTTTGTTTTTCAATCGTGTCCTCTTGTTCCAAGTGTACTCGCATTCTGTTTGCGATTTTATTTCTGTACTCTTGGTTTAACCTTATTCTACTCATTAGACCTCCATTTCTTTCGTAAGTTTTAAAGGTTGTTCATATTTCAAAATTGAATATTGAACATTTTTTGCTTTCTCTACTAATCTATAACCTTGCAACATATCGTTTGCCTTGTCAATAGACATTGTAAAATTACAAATATCATATATGCTATCGATACTATCAAAGCTAGTTTCTTTTAGTATTAAGTACATCATTTTATTTCTCCTTTATTGTTTTTTTATAATCTTACATTATATGAGATTAAATGTCAATAACTATTTTTAAAAAAGTTTCAACCTATACTAGAATTGCCTGCGACATTTTGGCTCTTGACTTCTCTCGGAAAATCTTATATAATAGGTTTATATTTATTTATAAAAACTTAAATATACAATTTAAGCTAACTTGCAGTTGGCAGTACAAAAACGCAACTGCAAGTTGCAGACAGAATTTAAGAATTTTTAAATCAACAAGCTTGCTTCGTATGATTTAAAATTGGGACAACTACAGGTTGTAAACAAATGCAGTCATGCTAACCTTTCGCAACCTGTACTGATCCCTGATCCATGTGTTAGCAGATGCGCAAGGGATACCCTTTTACTACATGGATCTGGGATCAGAACTAGTATAGGGCGCCTGGACATTTCTGGGCTATACTCTAGGTCGTGATGTGACTGGACAGCAATGTTCCCGCAGTGGTTAACTTGGACGGGAATCGCCTATTGGCCACTAGTACTGATCCCTGGACATATGGCGCTGGATACAGCGTTAAGCCTGTCGCTCGAGCTATTAAAACAAAGCACGCCGGCTTCAATCCATGTGTCCTGGGATCAGTTCAAGCAACAAGCGACAAGCTAAAAAAAATGCTTGACAATTGATCTGGGATATTATAAGATATGCCAAACAACAAGAAAGAGGAAAACATGAGTACACGATCAAATATAGCAATACAAAAACCAGATGGAACTATCCTGTCTATTTATGTTCATAGTGATGGGTATCCTGACGGTGTTGGTCAATGTTTAATTGACAACTATAAAACATATATCTCAGCTGAAAAGCTTTTTAGATATGGAGATGCCAGTTACCTGGGATCTACGCTTAAAGAGTGTAGTTTCTATCACAGAGACTGGAAGAGAGACCTGGATCCAGCACACGTGCATAAAAACTTTGAAAGTTTTAAAAAGTACTACGCTGGAGATGTGTTTATTGAGTTTGTTTATCTCTTCAGAGATGGACAATGGTTGGTGAGTGACAACTACAGTAAACCTGCAGCAGACGCAGCAACGCTTGCGTTCGTTCCTGTTAAAGAACACAAACACTATTCAGGAAAAAAATCTGAGATGACTGAGGTTGAGATGATCAGCCAGATTGGCAAAGCTTTAAGCGGCGCTGGTTTTAAAGATGAAGATATAAGTATGCAATCATGGGAATCAAAAAAGAAAATGAACTAAGCCAGGACCTGGCGCGCAATAGCGCGCCGGGCCAGTATGTTTACCATCCAGCGTGCCATTGCAGCCGGTGCCTGGACAAGCGACAAGCTACAAGCATATGGGGCCAGTTTAGAATGATTCTAAAGAAGCTACAAGCAACAAGCCACAAGCGGCAAGCTGCAAGCAACAAGCTTGACAAACCAGGATTATAAGATTATATAAGATTTAGAAAGCGAGGAATTATGAATTTAAAAGAAGCAAAAGAAATTACAGGCGGCCTGTCATCTCCATCAAAGATGCCCGGTTACGCCTACAACCTGCCAGCATGGAAGTGTATCACCGGGGTGAAGCTGCAAGCGGTCCCTGGATCTGTCTGCGCTGGCTGTTACGCCATGAAGGGCCGGTACAGGTTCCGTAATGTTAAGGACGCGTTGGAGAGAAGGCAACAGTCTCTGGTCCATCCGCAATGGGTGGAAGCAATGACGTTGCTGGTCACGCACTACAGCCGGAAGGTGCCGTTCTTCAGATGGCATGATTCAGGGGACCTGCAGGGGGTTGATCATCTCAAGAACATATTCACCGTGTGTGAAGCGACGCCCGGGGTCCAGCACTGGATGCCGACAAGAGAAGTCAAACTATTAAAAGGCATACAACCTGAGGTTGTACCAAAAAATTTAATCATTCGTGTGTCCTCGCATATGATAGACCAGGGGCCAGTCAACAGCTGGCCTCATACGTCGACTGTAGTTCGGGCAGGCAAAACCTGCCCAGCTCAGGACCAGGGGAATGAATGCGGCAGCTGTAGACAATGCTGGGATAAGACTGTAAGTAATGTTGCATATCCGAAGCACTAACATGTACTGGACCCCAAAGAGACTTAAGGAGCTGAAAGAGCGAGGCTATAAGCTTAGATCCATGACACTGGAGGAAGCGAACGCGGAAGTTACAAGCGACAAGCAACAAGCTTCGGAAGATACAAGCAGCAAGCAACAGGCACCGGAAGCTACAAGCAACAAGCGACAAGCTACAGATTCGTAAGATACAAGCCACAAGCTACAAGCTCCAAGGCACAAGCATCTTCACATTTAAATCCTTCCCTATCTAGGGCCAAGATACTGGTACCTGGAAACAATTTACAGGAGCCCTGACTGGGCTTCTTGGCTTGTTTTACAAGTATGAATGTGTTGTGTGGATGCTTAATATGGAAGGCAATTTGATGTGGCGAGAACCGGATTTTGTTATCCGATGTTATCTTTAGTTCTACAGTAAAAAAGTGGGAATTAACATTATAACCCAATAGATCAGGAGTGCCAAATAGACTAGTATTTTCAATTCTTGTCCACGATATTTTTGGTGTAATTCTTTTAAGCTCATGCCATAGTTTTCGTTCTGGTTTCATTGTAATAATGATGATAACAGACGCTTAAACTATTAGCTTTGGTTCACCCATTTTTGCTACTTCATCGTGAGTTGTAATCACTATTCTGTGAGTCTCTCTAGCACCAATAATTTTATTTTCAACTAAATTCACACTCATAACATCATAATGTCTACCATCAGGAGTTCTAACTTGAACACGTGCATCTTGGGCTACACTACTGCCTTTCTTTGGACCTACGAATCTATCGAAGATCATAATTAAATCTCTACCTTTTAGCATTATTTTCTAATTCCTTTATTCTATTAGTTAACGTAGCAACATCATAAGACAGCAAAGTATTATCTCTTTTAAGCTCATTAATATCTCGACCAGCCTGCCTACATTTATCTTGTAGGAACTGTTTTTGCTTTGTTAAATCCTCAATTTGTTTAATTAAATTCAACTTTTCTACGTCATCTTTCATATTTACAATATAAGATATTATAGGTATATTGTCAATCATGTCAGAAATAGAACAGAAAAAGCCAGGACTACCAGCTAGACTCACAACTATGCAACGTAGATTTGCTGAGCTATTGGTATTCAACGAAGGACATAAGTTTGCCTACGAATGCGCAAAAGAAGCAGGATATGAAGGAGATAATGCCACACTTAGAATGCAGGCTAGTAGACTTCAGAATCCTAGATACTTTCCATTAGTAGTTAAACACATAGGAGAACTACGTGAAGAGAACTACAAAAAGCACAACATATCTTTCGGTGGTCACTTAACAGAGCTTGCTAAAATCAGAGATGAAGCTTTAAAAAACAAATCATACTCTGCTGCAACTAACGCAGAGAAAGCACGTGGAACTGTTGGTGGATTATATATTGAACAAAAGATTATTAGAACTGGTAAGATAGAAGACTTATCTGAAGAAGAACTAAACAAAAGAATCTCTACAATCAGAGAAGATCACGCTTTGTTAATGGAAAAGACTGAAGCTAAAAAAGAAACTAAAGATAAAAAACCAAAACCTATTCTATCTTAGTCATCTTAACTACCCACGAAGTAGGTATCATTGTTCTATCCCCAAATGTTATTTCATTTGAATTAGGATCTTTATCATAAGAAGCAAATACTTTTATTGCTTTATCATCTTTAGAAAATAACCAACCCTCATTAACTGGTTTAGCTAATTTCATTTTATTAAATTCTCTATCATCAGCCCAGCCTGAATCACTAAACGCATCAACCCACTCAATCCTGTACTTTGAATACGGGATATCGTTTGCTTGAGTCGGAACGACTTGTTTTCTTCTTCTCGGTTTTCTTCTCTTTGGTTTTTTTTGAGGCATAGTAATACTTTGGATTATGTTTCTTATTGAACTTATCCCAAAAATCCTTTTCTGTCATCATCTCAATTGCCATTATAAAAGCCTGTCCTATCATAGGCCCCTATACCATTTCAAAAATATTTTTTCTACTTTTGGTGACCCAAAAGTCCCGCGCGGCCCCTAGTAGAAAATAAGTGGCTTATACCAATGCTTATTTAAGCATGAATTGTCACACCTTCTAAAACCATTGGTATTCCTTGCTGATCACGAAATCACGAGATCACGTGTAAATTAAAAGTGCTGTTTTAGCAATTTCATAGTTTTGAAAAAGGTATAGATTCGTGATCAACCGCATAAAACCTCACTTTTCATTTTTGCCAGTCCCTTGTCGCCTGATCCTTGTGGCAAGAATAAGGCAACTTGACTGTGACATATATGTCACACTTACTCTTCTGTAATATCTTGTAGCAATATGAGTTTGTTCTGATTCACCATGATCCGGCCCAACTGTTGCTCAATCTTAATCATAAGACCATCCAATTGTTGTTCAGGAACATCATCAGTCTCAGTCTCAAGTAAGATTCTTAATGACTTCTCATCAGCCATCATAGTTTTTAGAATCCTTCTACTAACTGCTTTTACTGTTTTTTTGTTCATAATATTTATCTACCCTTTCTAGAAATTGATGTTGATATTTGATAAACTCTTTCCCTTTTATTTGAAACTTCTGAAAATAATTATCCGGAGTACACATCAATATAACTCCTTGAGTAATCTCTGATCCATGCACATGATTATGCGCCATCGCATAAGCACCTAACTGCAAAAAATAATCATCAATCCACTCTTTACGTTTTGGTTTATTACTTTGCTTAAAGTCTACGATACTATCTTCATAGTCATAGATCCCTGCAAGGTCTGTAGCTCCCGCGTATAAACCAGGGTAGTAAACAACCACTTCACTTCCCCAAATTTCTTGTAAATT